AGGCTTTTTTAGCATCGTCGTCCGTGGCGAATGTGGTTGCAGCACCAGCAGTGGTGGCTCAGCAAGCAGTCGAACCGGACAGACTACCATCAATGGTGGGGTCAACTGCACCTCGAGATCAACCCGCCCCTGTTGTCGACGAGTCCATGCGTTTGGGGAAATTGCCGACAGATTAAACATCCACCAATTAACTCGATTTGCTCAGCTAGCGAATCAACGTGAGGATAAACTAGTTATTAAGGAACTATCTTCTATGACAGATGGTTTGGTTAGGTCACAATCATTAAAATATTCTAACTGTTTGAAGGAATTGTCCAAGATGGCAAGCCCGGATCGAACCGTTTTTAAGACATTTGATGATATTGATTTAAACACTATCGAATATAGATGTAAAGCAGATCTGAGTACGAGACGCTTGAAAATTGAGAATCTGATATCTTTACCCCATGCGAAAACAGTCATCAGCTGGTGCTATCATTTGGACGGCATACTACTCTCTAATATTATTATTTGGACATATATCAATGGAGACAAACCATTTCTTGAACTAAAGAGAATGGGGTATTTGAATGATTTAACTTCATTTCTTAAATTGGCTGATATTTCCGCTTATGTAAAACGTTTTCCCACGGACGATGGTTCCAAACAAGTGTTCGGGGAAATCAACGTCCTAACTGGTTATCTACAAAATGATGTCATAAAAACAGACTGGAAAGCAAAATTAAACGAACTAGTGCATGGTGGAGCAGAACACGGCCTTCCAGGTGAGAACAACATCAGGAGGTTCGCGGACACACTTAATCTTATCTGCCCGCCCAAGAACCGGCAGCGTATCTTTATACCATTTTTCAATTTTATAGAAGATGGATTGTGGTTGACACCTGGATCAAGCTCAATAGGAAAAGTGGAATGGGAAGCTGGGGACGAGATGGGACATTTCAAAGCAAGGAAGAACATGATACAGTACCTATTTACAACCGAAGAACTTGTCAATCTATGTAAGAAGTGGAACGGAAAATTGACTTCCAAGGCGTTTACAAAAGATGAATTATCTAAGAGAAGAATAGCCGTTGCTTCCAACATAGAAAGCTACCTTGTCGAAAGTTATTTGTTGTATAACATGTCTCATATCTATAAGCAGTGGGATTATTTGACGCTGGATGAATCGCCGCGCATGGAACATGGTAGGACAATTGATTTAGCAACCGCATTAAAAGATGGAAACTGGGCCCTACCCTTTGACTTTAAGAGTTTTGATCATCAACCAACAACAGCTGAAATTACACTGATTATGAGCCATGACCTGAATGGGGTCGACGTCCCGAAGGAACACCGATCCGAATGGATAGCGTTTAAACACAAGGTCATCAACAGTTATCACAACAACACTGTCACTATGAAATTAGACCAAACTTTCTATTCAGAGCGTATGACAGGCGGATTACCGTCAGGGGTAAGATGGACTAGTTTACTTGGTAATCAATGGAACATGGTCATGACACAACGAGCACGAGAATTAACGAGAGGGATGTTGGGATATGATCCTGTTCTTCAGATCGGGATTAAGGGAGATGACACGTACATCATTGCTCCGAAGGCTGCACATCTGGTGATGTTT